CCCTGTCTGATCTCTATCTGATAGATCAAAAAAATCAGACGGAATAAAAGCATTTGTTTTGCTTTTATTAATCCGTACAACGATTTTTTCCTCTAATGTCCGTTTCTTAAACATGTTAGCCTCATACAAAAATACGACATTTATGTTTACATAAATACGACAATTTATTTAAATTGTCAAGTTTAAAACAGCCTATAAATAATATGTTTACACTATGATACAAAAAAATAATATTCAGCAATTATTTAAAATAATCTTCATTCCCGAAATTCCTACCGGCAACAATTCAGACATGATATCCATATCAAGCCCCAGGTTTTGGGCAAGTTGGAGAGCTAGGGCTAAATCCGGCTCCGGGAGTTTGAGCAAGATCTCCCAAGCCTGATACCCTTCAACAGTGGCAAGTGTGGTTTCTGTATAGCGACATTTATAAAACGGACAGAGGCGGTTTGGCTCTAGGCACCCTTGACAATAGCTTCGCCCGTCTCCGAAGTGCCATTTGCTACGGGCGTAAAGTCGTTTTTTTCCGCATCCAACAGTTCTCGCAAGCCACAGTACTGGTTACGAAAGTTTTCCGCCACCACCCAAAAGTTGGAAAACAGCTCCTCTATTTTTGCTTCCGTCAGCGGGGCTATGTCATCACTTTCGGCCTCCTGTATTCCGCTCCATTCCAAGATACCGGCTATTCCTAAGCCAATCAGCAGGAACTTATCTGCCAGAGCCTCACGCTTGAGCGGATTGTCCAGATCCTCACCGGAATTTGAGCAGGCTTCTTTGTTCTCCTTATAGATCTTGGCCAGTTCTGCCAGTTTGGTGTTCATATAGGCCTTTGCCTCATAAAATACCGCCGACGTACAAGGCTTGACCTTAACTTTGACCCCATAGCCCAATTCCAGCCAATACGGATCTTTCTTGATTGTCAGTTTAAGCATTAGTATTCCTCCACATCATTAACCAGCTTAATCGTCATCATTTTACCCAATTCGTCGCTTTTAGCCCCTTGAAAGTCATAGCTGCACTCAATACCGTTCGGCCCGTCAATGGAGCGTTTGGGTTTGGGCAAATAAACTTCGTGACACTCTATAACGAGTTTCATACTATCCGAGAGCTGATAGCCAAGCTCCAAGTCAACCGGCGTACCGGCGCGGGCCTTGTCCAGCAACACATTGTCGCCATAGCGGGCCGAAATACTGCCGGATAATCCGGCAACCCCGAGATCTATGGCTTCAACCACACCGTCATTGCGGATTGTTTCTATTTTTTCCAGATTGTTGGAATATGTGGCACTTGCGGCCGTAATATTGGCCAAGAACTCGCCGCCGCTTTTAATATATCCCTGAAATTGCGAAACTCGGGTATACTTAAAAGTGTCCGGTGCCGCATCAATCGCCGAAGTTGCACCGTTTTCACATTGGGCAATCAGGTTAAGCGTTACCTGAGCTTCGCCCGAACGTTGGAAATTAAAGGCAATACTGTTGGCTCGGGTCCCGAGAAAGCGAATAAATTGCGGTACTTCGGGCAAGCCGACTTCCAGCGAATAGCTGGGAATGGCGGTTTTACCGCTTTCAAAAACGTGCGTATAAGTACCGTTGTCTTCTGTCGTGCTCGGCGTTCCGAAGATCGCTTTGAGCCAAACCCCGATATTGCGGACATCAACCGGAACAACCATATCGCCGTCAACGTTAATCACATCTTGAAACGGCTGTGTCGGGTCACGTCCTAAGCCCAAGACGCTTGACGAAACAAGGTTTTGTTCGCTATCCAATGATGAAGAAATGAACGGTATCTTGCGGTATCCGCTCTCCGGCATCACCCCGTATTCGCCTTCTTCGGCGATTAAAAGTTGGGCATTCCACCCGTAAGCTCGTGACATTTAAGCCTCCTTTTTTAAGTTAAATTTGAATCTGAAACATATTCTAAAACAATCCCGACAACCGCGCCTTTGATCGTTACACCGCCCTCAACGGGCTGTTCAATAAACTCCGGCGGTTCGGCATACATGTAATCCACCAAACCCGATAACGTGGTATCTACCTTTAAGATTAAGCCGATCGCTTCCAAAATGCGGTCCAGTTTGGCATCATTATCCGAATCTTCGGTTTGCTGGATAAGAACCTCTATCTCGGCTTTGTGTTGAAACAGATAATACGGTGGCGATAACAAAATCGTCGGTTCGCCAACCGTTCCGTCACGCAACACCACAAGCCCGTTGTCCGGAATACTCACCGGTAAGACGGCGTTACGCTTTACCTCCAAATCAGGCAAGGCCGATAAGCGCGTCCACAACGCATTTAATACGGTTTCTCTTTTACTCATTGGGCCAATTCTCCAAAATTAAGCTCGGCACCTCGGCTTGCCACTTTTGGCTTTCGCTCACAAAGTTAATCAGCTTCGGCATTTTGACCTGTGGCACCAGGATAAACGCAATAATCGTCTTTTTCTTTTGTTCATGAACCAACAACGACACACCGCTTTTCCGATACACAAAACGCAAGCTCACGCCTTTGGCTTTTTCATACAAAGCCGGTGTAATCCGCTTGTTCATGACCCGTTTGGGAACGGCAAGTGTCGGTATGGCCAGCCACAAGCCGTTATTTGAGCGGATAAGCGTTGTGTACTCAAAGCCCTCAAAGATTTTCTGTGCTCTGGTATAAACAACACCGGCTGCCGAAATGCTGGTCTTGGATTTTGGATAAACATCTCCACGCCAGCTGTTGGCAAGCCTTGAGCCGAGTTTGGCCGTTTTGACCTGCGAGCGAAGTGCCGTTTTAAGGCCGTTGGTTGCCAGTTTAATCCCGACCGTTACCGCTTTGGCTGCGTTTTGATACTCTTTTTTCAGCAACTCGTCTAATTTTCCCTCTAACGCTGCTCTCAAACGCATATTAAATCGCAACTCCAAATCAAACGGTGAATATCCTTAATCGGTTCACTATGCACCACCAACGTTTCGCTTTCCGTCATAATCTTATCGCCGACTTTCAAATTCGGGGTCTCGGCAATCCTTATCCTTGCCTGATGAGACGGTGAGTGGGCTTGTACAAACCCTACGCCGACAATCTCATCAGGTGCGGTTAGGATAATCCGAATGGTGCTATTCTTGTAGATTGCCGGTGTTCCCAGCTGTTTGAACAGACTGTTCACCGCCGACACTATCGGACTTATCGTCATTGCTTTTACTCTCCGTTTCGGTTGTAGCTGCTGATGAAGCGTTTTTCTTCACGCTTTCGGCAAATCCGCGCAAAATGAGGCGTTTTGCTTCCGCCTCACTCACATCACAAATCCCGTTCGGGGCAATTTGCTTGCCGTTTCCAATCACCAACGTAATGCGTGCTTTGATCTTCATACCGTTTCTCCCTAGCCGATACTCACAAACATGGACGCATTCGGCCGATACGGCACAACCAGCGGTGCAGACTGCAACAACAGCCAGCGGACACTCGGATCTTCTTCCACCCAGGACTTGGTAAAATACCGACTGGCCGTCCAGTTGGCCTTTTCATCATGGATTGCGCCATAACAACGTGTGCCTTCCAGCCCCTCGCGTGAGCCTAAAATAACGGTTTTGTCAGGCAAGAGCTTGCATGTATTACCCTCATCATCAATGTAGGTATCGTTATAAACCCAGATAGCAAAATCTCCGATAGAGCCGGCAAAACGGGCTTTTTCGCTCTCGCCGATAATATGCGGATCAATGTTAATGGTATTATTGGTTCCACGCCGAATATCCAGATATTTCTGCACAATCGGGTTAGAACGAAAGATTTTCCATGCTTGCGGATCCATGACAACGGTTTTGGCAACCACGCCTGATTTGTCCTGAATGGTAATGGCCCAATCTTCCAAATCGTCTACCGGATTAACGCTTGAGGTTTCCCAAGTGGCTGAACCGCTCAAGGCTTTGGTCAGCTCGGCATCTCGGCCGAAATCAACCGTCTGTGTCGGGTAGCCGTCACCGGAAACAACCACTTTGCCTGTCCGCAAAATCTCTGCAGCCATCACTTCTTCACGCCTGGTCAGGTTTTCTAACTGATCTTTGAGGTGTGAGGCTAACGCACGTTCATACCGCTGATTGGGTGATAAGCTGCCGCCAATGGTCTCGCCGGCCACGCGTTTATACGGAATATTGGCATCAAAACGGCGTTTGTCTTTCACATAGGCCGGCTTAAACGATTTGGTCCGGTAGCCGCCACCGTCTACGATTTTACCGGGGAGTAACGGCGATACAAACGGCGAAATCCGCGGTTTACTGTCGGTTACATCAAAGAAAATTTCTTCTTTGTCCGAGGTCTGAACGTTTGGAAAGAACGTATCCAGCAAAAATGACGGCGGTGTATGCAACCGCTCTACCACCTTGGCTAAAACTTGAGTTGAATAAATGTCCATCTGTGATTACTCCCCATATTAATATGCTTGATTTGCTTTTACAAAAATGCTTTTGGTGCGAAGTTTGGCTATCAAAGTGTCGTCAATCGCCGAGGTCGCCTTGAGAGCCGCCTTATTAAACTCTCCGGTCAGGTAAATAACGGCTTGCCTTGTATCCTCACCGGCATCAACATCTTCGGCCAAAACGGCTTCCGGTGTATCGGTGCAGATTGTGTAAGTACCTGAATCGCTTACTTGCAAAACGGTGCCACGCGTAAATTGACCGCCTGTAATCGTGGCCAGCACCGATACGCGCGGAAACTCACCTGCCAGCAAATTATCGGCTCTGGTTTCGCCTTGATCCGTAAATCCTTGAACTGTCATCGGCTTAATCTCCTACAATATGTGAGGCTATCCGACTGGCAACGGCCTCAACGGTTTCTTCAGCTTCTTCTTGAGCCGGCTGGATGTTCGGATTTTTAAGCTCCGCCATAGCCGCCTCAAAGGCATTTTGTTTGGCATTCGGGATCGTATCCAAAATGCTTAAGATATTGGCTGCCGACAGATCCGTCATTGCCAACAGAGCTTGTGCCGTCGTTTCTTTACCGCGGCTGGCTTCAGAGGCAAAAACATCGGCCATTCGCTTGCGCTCGGCGGTTTTAATCTCCTCCGCACTAACTTGATTTTGTTCATTCATGAATGTTTTCTCCATACTAAGGCTTGTAATAATATCTTCAAACGAAGACAGACCGTCCGCCAAGCCGTTACGAACAGCCGAAGAACCTACAAAAACATCACCCTGACCAAAGTTTTGCACCACATCTGCCGCCGCTATGCCCCGATTGCGTGCCACTTTGGAGATAAACACCTCGGCTAGCTCATCAACGCGGGCCTGTATATGGGCGCGCCCCTCTTTGGTGTTGATGTCGGGGCGTTTGTTCGGGCTTTGTGATGAAACAATCTCTACGGTTTTGCCGTCATCAGCGTTTTCAAAAATGCTGACCACCCCGATTGACCCTAAAACCGCCGTATCGGCAGCTAAAATCTTGTCACAGCTTGAAGCAATCCAATAGGCTCCCGAACAGCACGAGCCAGACGCATAGGCGATA